CAAAGTCAGAGCAACGTCGGCGCTGGTCGATCCATCCGTGTCGAACGTGTCGGCCACAATGTTGCCAAAACGGGCATATGGATAAACCGCATTTGCCGGCGGCTCGTCATATAGCCTGGTTGAAATCAGATCAGTCACGCCGCTATCAGTCAGCAGCGCAACCCGAACCGCTTTTTGTAAGGCGAGCGCGAAACCATCACTCATGCCATACCTACCTGCTTTGCAGCCTTGCGCAGAGCTGCTCTGATGCGGTTTTTGTGCTTGCGCCCTAGCAGTTTCTGCGTCTCGCGGATGAATGAAATTGGCTTTGTCGTGCCGCGATTTTTCAAACCGCGCCTGCCTGGAACGCGATTTTTGCGAGTGTAACGCCGCCCGAATTCAACAGATAACGCCTTGGCCTGGCTTGGCCCATCTTCTGGCGCGGCTTCAACAGAGCCCCGTAACACATTGCCGGTAAACTCAAATTTAGCATGAATGCCTGCGCGCAAATTTCCGGTGTTGACTGGCGCGAGTGTCCTGGCCCAGCGCACACCTTCAAGTGTCGAAATGCGGATCGCATCGCCGATGAGCTTACGCTGCACCCGTGGCAAATCTTTAAACGATTTGATGACCGTTTTCGCTTCGACCCTCATGCTGCAACGCCCTTTTCGAGGAGCATCTCTAGCACTTCGCCCATAGCGTCAACTTGAGATATGGATCGGATCGCCCACACCGCATCACGCGCATAGACTCGGTCAGCAACCGTGATTGCTTTTGTCGTAGTATCGGCGCGGACGCGCATTGTTGCCGCCGCCACATCTTGCAGCGCGCCGCCTTCAATTGCTTCCTTGCCGAGACGCTCGCGAAAATCTGCATGGCGATAAGCGTGATCGGCCCAGGCCGCTGTTGTGTTCCCGTAGTCATCAGCAGACGACGCCATCCGCTGAAAAGTAATACGGTCGCGGAAGAATCCGGCTCTAGCCATAGAACCGCTCCCGATGCAGATTAAGTAAGTCTTCAAACCCGTATGGCAGCGTTTTGGAAGTAACGCCAACCAGTTCATTTTCGCGGTTTTCGTACCAGTACGCGATCAGCATCAACATTGCGTGCCGGATTGTTTCGGGCACATCGGTCGACGCATCGCCGAAACCTACGACATATTCGATTTTAATTGCGTCCTGGCGGACTTGCGCAGTCGGCCAGTTGTAGCCGGTTTTTGGCTTGATTGTTTTGTTCCGCGACAAGCCAAAAATATTATAATTCGCCAGAGTGTCCGTTTGCAGATCGCCGCTTGTGTCATAGTATTTGACCGCCGTCACCGACTGGACCGGACCAAGCTGGAGCGCCACTTCGCGCGGTGGGCTATTGGCCATCCACTGCGCCCAGGTCTGCGTTATCAGGCCCTGACCCAGCATTCCTTTAGCGTCTATCATACCAATGCCGGCGTTTATCAGACGATCCAAATAAAGGTCTTCGTCGTCATGCTCGATGCGCAATTGCGCCTTCACCTCTGCCAGAGTAACCGGCAGCGCGGTTGGCGCTGTCACAAGCTCAAGCAGGTGAAGGTCTGTCATTATCTTGCGGCCTTACGTGTGGCTGTTTTTTTGGTGGCGGTTTCTACCGCCGCCGGCTCGTCAACGATTTCGCCAACGCCATTCTCAACCAGTCTGCGGACATAGTCGGCATCATCAACTTCGATGATATCGCCCGCATTGTGGCTAAAATTTATGCCAGCCATTGATGTCAACAGTTTGATTTTCATATCAGATCCCGTGAAGGTGGGTGAGAGCCGGAGCCCTCACCCGTTATCCCCAACCTTAGGCTGTGATCAGGTGCTTGATCGCGGCAGTGTTGGCCAGGACGCCGTCGAAACGGATCAGGCCAGCAATGCCCAGGTCGGGCCAGAAGCGCTCGCGCACTACAGTCACGACCGGAGCGCCGACTTTCCGAACATAGAATTTCGAGAAGTCGCCGAAGATCATAACCTTTTGACCAGTCGTCAGGCTCGCCATTGCCTGGTTGACATAGTAACGGTAGCCCAGGATTGAGCCCGGCACGCCAACCTGATAGTTGCCCATCTGCCACAAGTAGTTGCCGTCGCCGTCTTTTAACTTACGGATAGCGGCCAGCGTGCTGTCATTCAACATGAAAGCCGCCTTCGGGCTGGACCGATAAGCCGGATCGACCGAGTGCAGCAGGTCGATGATCTCATCCGCGGTAATTGCCGTCGCCGAGGCGGCGGTTTTACCGAGGCTGGACCCGGTCACGATGCCCTGGACATCAGAGGAGCCGCTGCCGGTGGTCAGCTTGCTGTTTGCCATCCGGCCCAGACGCTCGCCAAGCAGGTTGCCGAGGATCGGCTCCATGTTGAAAATACTGTCTTGGGCGAGTTCATAGGACCATTTGATCCACTCAGTGTCGAACGCATAAGCGCCGAGCTGAGCCTGACCGAACGTCACGTCGCTGCCGCCATCGTCGGTCAGTGCAGTGCCTTCAGTGTGAGCAACAGCAACCGAGGCGGTGTCGTTCACGGTTGGAATGTTGAACGTAGACCCGCTGGAAGTGTTCAGCGTGGTGCAGATGTCTTGGTTGTACATCGGCCCATAAGCGGCCATAGCTTGGTCGATAAAGTTCGCCAGCTCGACCGGAACGGTGTAACCGCCGGCGCTGTTGGTGCCAGCAGTTTGGATGCGCGCTTCGACGTTTTGGACGCCGCCGCGCAAGACATTGCGAACCTCGGTGTCGAGGCCGTCAACGCCGCCATTGCGGATCAGCTCATAAAACGCTTCGCGGTAGGCAATCGCCTTGCCGGCGTCAACGCCACGGCCTTCGGCATTGGCCGGGACCGGACGCTTGGACAGATCGACTTCCTTGGCGCGGGCTTCGATGCCCTCGATCTTTTCGTGACGCTCGACCAGTGCGCCGAGGCGATCATGCTCGGCCATGGCGGCGTCGAACTCGCGTTCGATCTCCGCGGCGCGAGCCTCGTCGGTCGCATCTGTGATCTCGGACAGTTTCGAGCGGGCTTCGGTCGCGATGCGCGCCATCTGCTCCCGCAGGGTCTTCACTTCAGCCATCAAAGGGCCTCCATCAAAGGGACCGGGCGTCATCACGACGCTCGCTCCGAGCCTTGCCCAAGGGCCGGGAAGGGCAATAAGAGCGGGAGCCCGCCCTTAATCCATCAACCGCCGACGCATCCTCATGCGCCGCAACGCTTGTGTTTTTGGTGCCTGCTCGGCCCGGAACGCCTCCAGGCTGCGCAAGCCAATCTCGGTGCCTCCGTATGCCGGCCTAGTAACGATGCTGACATCGTGAAGCTCCACATCCTCGATAGTGCGCTTCGGTATATCGCCGCTATCGTCCCAAGTTTGCCGCATCTGCACGAATGCGAACGACATTTTGTCTAAATCTCCGCGTTTCATTTTCGGAACCAGCGCCCGTACATCTGGATCAGTACCATCCAGCACCGCCTCCATATAGAGCCCGCGTTCATCCTCAGATAGCGATAGCGTGCCGGAGCGCGTGCGCGCTAGCGGCAATCCAACATGATTGACCAAAAATACAACATCGTCGCCGCGCTCTAGCGCATTGCGGAATGCACCCGGTGCAATACGCTCGATAAACGCACCGCCTATTTTGGTTTCTTGACCAAAAACGGCGGCGTAGCCGGCAACGCGAACCTCGCCGTTATCATCTGCGCGGATTTCCACCGGCTCTGATAGTGTCCTGATCTCGCGCATTTCTGCCTCCGTCACACTGGACCTGTCGTCGTCATTTTCCGCGGCCACAATGCGCCGCGCCCATGAATAGCCCGGATCGCCGGCCCACAACGCCCACGCGATGCGCCCATTGCTAGGGTAGCCATCCTCGCCGGGCCGAAACCCTTCGGCCTCTTTGTCTACCTCATGCCGGTCAAAGTACGCTTTCATCCGGCGCACGGTATCAATCGGCAGATCGCGGCCATTCGAGATATCACGCGCTCGCGCAATGCCGACCGCAGTTCCGCCTCGGCCAAACTCGCGCCGCCATTCCAGGCCGCGCTCGGCCTCTCTGCGCATCGCGTCATTAGGAACCGGCATCGCTTACGCCCCCTTGCGACGTGATCGGCACGGTTGCGCCTTGGATCATAAGGCTATCACCGCCGGGCAGCGCCGGCAAGTTTTCGATTTTCCGCACCTCGTTGGGCGTGCGGATGCCGTTTTGAATTGCCGTTGCGTGCGCTTGCATCCTGGTCGCGAGGTCGCCGCGCATCAGGCCGTCCAGGTTAAATTCGACAAAGTACGGCGAGCCCCGCCCAAATAATTTCAAATTCAGCTCAGCCTCTGTCTGTTCGATCCAGCGCTTTATGGTGTGCTTCACGAAGTGCAGATCCTGTTGCTCAGTATTCGAAAACGTCCCGTGTGTCAAATCCTGGAGGAAGATCGGTGGCAAGTTGTAGATGCGGGCAATCTGCTCGATGCTGAACCGTTGCAGCTCTAGCAGTTGCATTTGCTCCGGGTTGAAGCCGATGCTTTTGAGTTCGTGCCCCAATGGTAACGCCATTACTGGCCGGCCCTCGCGAGCCAGCTTGGCCATGGTATTCGCGACATCCTCGGAGGCGCGCGAAGCCGCAGCGCCACTTTGAAATGGCCCGGTCATAACCGCAGGCGGGACACCGCCCGCCTGAAACGCTTTCGAGCCATACGAACTCGCCGCGATAGCCATACCAATAGCATCGCGATTGGTGCTAATTGGACCGCGATGAGTAACGAAATCATGCTCCAGCATAAATGGGATGTCGATGATTTCATTCGCACTATAGGTTTTTGTGAGCGTTGATCCGACTCGCACATCGTATAGCTTGCGCCCCTCGAACATGCGGACGGTCAAGAGCGTTGGATCCAGCGGGTAGAGGTTGACCACATCGCCCGAATTATTTCGCTCGATGTAAGTGATACCGCGCCCGCCGGTAAAAACCTGATCAAATGTATATTTTCGCCAAGCAAACGACGACATCGCATCATTGACCGCATCGCCAAGGATCAATGGCAGTTGATTGGCGTTGGTTGATTTAACCTCATCATATCCGGTGTCTGTGCGGATATACATCTTGAGCGGAAGGCCGGCGATGGTACCAGACAAAAAATTGACCGCAGCCCATACCGCCGGCACGCCAAGCGCAGTATCGGTGTTGACGGTCACGCCAGCCGCAGAGACAAATTCGCCCCAACCCATCACTTGCAAAAAGTTGCTAGACGAAATTGGAACGCTCGGATTTTCTACCGATCCGCGAGCCTCTCGCCGAAAAAAATCAAGAACGCCCATTAGACCGCCATTCTGTAGTCGGGGTCATCCCAGGGCGAAGAATACTGCGCAACTTCATCGCCCATGCACCCCAAAGCCATCGTTAGCGCCACCATTCCGTCGATCTTAGCATATGATTTCGCTTTGTTCAACTTCCGGTTTCCGGCTGGGTCTCGCTGGATTACAGCGCCCGCCGCGCACATATTTAGCACAGGATGATCGCCATGACAAAGCCTATGCTCTGCCACCAATTGCTCGACTTTATCGAGCGCTGGGGCCATGTCCTTAAAGCCTTGCCCGAATGGCCGCATTGGCACCTGCGCGCCAATAGCGTCTAGCTCGCGTTGAAAGTCCTGGATCCGCCATCGGTCATAAGCCAACATGCGCAAATCATAACGCTCTGCCGCCTCCGCCACCGCTTGCGCGACAACCGCCGGGATGATCACCGGGCCGGGAATGGTCGTTAGATAGCCTTGGTCCGCCCAGACATCGTAAGGTACTCGCTCGGATCGGGACTTTTCGCGCAAGCCATCCGCCGGCAGGAAGAATTGTGGCACAATATGGAACCCGTTGCCTTTGGGGAACGCCATAACAAACGCCGTCAAGTCGCGGCTTTGTGATAAGTCAAGCCCAGCAAAGCAGACATCGCCATCCTCTATATCTGGCATAGCGTCGTTAGCTTGCCATTCCCCTTTGCTGATAAACGGGCTATCGGCCTCAATCCGTTGGTTGAGATACAGCCAACGAAAGCTATTTTCCTTAGCTGGCATCCGCGCGGCTTGCTTGGCGAAGTCCTCCATGTCCTGGAGCGACCGGAACTTGCCAAGCGCCGGGTTGGCCGCGCGCCACGCCTTGCGGTCGCCAACCTCGCAATCCTGCGGCGCGGTGTAGAGATGACAGACGATCCGCTTGTCATTTGCAGTTTGCGCGTCATCCAGCCAGACGGAAAACAGGTCGCCATCGGTTGCGGCTTGCGTGCTAATGGCAATCAGGAGCGGGTCAGCATGCGCGCCTTGCGCCGTTTCGATTGCCTCCACAAATGCATCCGCAGGGCCGCGAACCTGCCCCACTTCATCCAGGATCGCCAGCACGGGAGATAGGCCGTGCGCCGTGCCCGCCTCGGCGCTGATGGCTTTGTATTCGACATTTCGCGCCAGGCCTATCAGCGATTTTTGAGAAGGCACGATCTTGATTAGCTGGCTCAATATTGGCGAAAGCCGAACCATCTTTTCTGCCAGCTTGAACACCAGCGCCGCCTGGTCACGGCTTCGCGCGCCGCTGATAATCTGGCTGTTGATTCGCGCCTCTGGCCCGGCAATATGGGCAAGCAAGATCGCGGCGATCAATGCCGACTTGCCGTTTTTTCTGGCAACGCTCAGATAGGCGCGGCTTGTACCTGCCGGGTTATCGTAAATATCTTTGATGAACCGTTTTTGAAACGGTAGCAGCTTAAACGGCTTGCCTACATCCGCCCCTTCCGGGATCGGGCATAGCTGTTCAATGAATGCGATGATGCGTGCGCTACGGGTCACGCCGCCTCGCGCTCTTGCTTAAGTTGATCGTATATCCGCCCGTCGCCCTCCAGGATGGCGGTCTCGCCGGTGAAGTCCTGCCAGCGCTTGATGATCACGTCGCAGTAGCGCGGGTCGAGTTCCATGAGGCGAGCGTTGCGGCCATGTTTCTC